AAGACTATTCAATCTGCAGAAGTCTCAGATTTACGTAGGTCTTCTTGACAAGATTGTTCAATTTTGTCGTAGATATAATTACGAATACGAATTTGAGAACTCCAAGTTTTATGGTCTCCCATACCAAGAGACGGAATCAATTTCGTATGAGGGAGTAAAAGATTATCTAACGGGGATCTCAAAATACAAACCTCGTGATTATCAGATTGAGGGTGTGTTTGATGCATTGCAAAAGAATAGAAGGTTATTGATATCACCTACAGGGTCAGGTAAGTCCCTCATGATATACGCTATTACAAGATATCACACAGAATACAAGAGGTCAACACTCATCATAGTCCCTACTACATCATTAGTAGAGCAGATGTATAAAGACTTCATAGATTATAGTTGGGATGCCGATACTTACTGCCACAAAATTTATGCAGGTAAGGATTTACTAAGTCAGAAACAAGTCATAATATCAACTTGGCAATCGATATACAAATTACCAAAAACATGGTTTGAGAAGTTTGATGTAGTCATAGGTGATGAGGCACATCAGTTCAAGTCTAAATCATTAGTAAGTATCATGACTAAACTCTATGACACAAAATACAGGTATGGTTTCACAGGTACGCTTGATGGTACACAAACTCATAAATGGGTACTTGAAGGTTTATTCGGACCCTCTTATAAAATCATCAATACTAAAGAGTTACAAGAGAAAGGTTATCTAGCAAAACTCAATATAAAAGTATTGCTACTCAAGCATGATCCTACCACGTTTGATACCTATCAGGATGAAATAGAGTATTTGATAGGGCATGAAAAAAGAAATAAATTTATCAAAAACCTAAGCTGGGACTTGAAAGGTAACACTTTGATACTATACAGTAGGGTTGCCACCCATGGAGAGGTCTTGTACGATATAATAAATAAAGTTGAACGTAAGATATTCTTTGTTCACGGTGGAGTAGACGTTGAAGAGAGAGAATCGGTAAGACAAATTACTGAGAAAGAAGACAATGCGATAATAATTGCATCGTTTGGAACGTTCTCTACAGGCATCAACATCAAAAATCTACACAACGTTATCTTTGCATCACCTAGTAAATCTAGGATTAGAACACTTCAATCTATTGGTAGAGTTCTAAGAAAGAGTAAAGATAAACTCAATGCAACCCTATACGACATAGCAGATGATTGTAAGAAGGGATCAAAGCAAAACTATACTTTGAATCACCTGATTGAACGAATCAAATACTACAACGAGGAGAAGTTTAGTTATGAAATTATTCAGATCAAAATCTGAAAACAACAAAGAACCGTATGATGAGTTCATTGCAACGGTCAAACTTTGTAGTGGCGAAGAAATTCTAACTAAAGTTATTGTAGACTATTCATCAAAAGAAGAACAAATAATAATTGATAATCCTGTTGTGTGCTCAGAGGTTCGCACCGCAGGTGCGAATATCCCCTTGGGATATAAGTTTGAACCTTGGATAAAAATGTCAGAAGAAGAAATATTTGTATTACATCTTGATAAAATTATTACTTTATCTGAAATAAAGGATGATTTGGTAATCAAGACTTATGAATCTATCATCAAAGGTGGGTTCAAGAGACAGCATCCTGACCTTGACAGATCTATGGGATATGTAAATACAGTCAAAAACGGTAGAGATATACTAGAAAGATTATATAAATCAGACTCTGCTTCTAAAGAACCTAATAAAGACCTATAGCTCCCCTTCTGAACAGCGACACTGTTAGTGTAACGTTATTTGCCAACCATGTCAAGTAATGCTATAATATTCGTATACATTTCAACATAAATGGCAAGAAAAAGATCTGAGCACTATGTAAACAATAAAGAGTTTTTATACGCTATTGTTGCATATAAAGCATCAATCAAAGAAGCAGAAGCCAATGGTGATCCCAAACCTCGTATCACTAATTACCTTGGTGAATGCTTTTTGAAGATAGCGACTCACCTATCATATAAACCAAACTTTGTAAACTACATGTTCAAGGATGATATGATATGTGATGGTATAGAGAACTGTGTGCAATACATCAATAACTTCAATCCTGAGAAGTCTAGTAATCCTTTTGCATACTTTACACAGATCATACACTACGCCTTCTTACGTAGAATACAAAAAGAAAAGAAACAATTAGAGATAAGACAAAAAATTATAGAAAGATCTGGGTTTGACGAAGTGTTCGTCGCAGACGAACTCGGTAAGTCATCTGAATACAACTCTATCAAAGACAACGTTCAGTATAAAAATAGTAACCGATGACCTATGACCTCACAGAAGAGGAGTGGGAGTGTGTTCGTGTCTGTCTAACTAATGCACCGATACCCTACGACATCACCAAGAAAAAAATACCTGGTGATATCCTACAAAAGATAGGACAACCTACCCAACACAGAGAAGAGGGTATACCAATTGTAAAATACGATCTCACAAAGTACGGAATCCATGAGAGTTGACAGACACCGAGACATTGCTGAAGACCTTGAAGCAGAATTACTATCTGAACTTGAAGGCATCACCACACAACTACGTGGAACTATGAAAAGACTGACCAGAGCAGATTACTCTGGAAGATCATCAAAAGTTATTGAAATTGAGTATGAAATTAACGAAGGAAGTAATTGATCAGATACAAGAAGCAATGCTTCACACCAAAAAGAATGGTGATGTAAACTGGGAAGATGGAGACGAGATTGATGTCTGTCTTGCAGGTACTTTTGCAGCAGATAGATTTATTGTCATACATAACAGAACAAAGAGCAGCACTTCAAAGCATAATTTTGTAAAATGAAAGTTGCTATCATCACAGATCAACACTTTGGATTCAAGAAAGGATCAAAGTTATATCACGACTACTTCCTAAAGTTCTATGAGGAAACTTTCTTTCCAACACTTGAAAGAGAAGGTATTACAACCATTCTCGATCTTGGTGACACTTTTGACAATCGTAAAGGTATTGATTCATATTCACTGGATTGGGCGAAGAAACATTATTTCGATCCTATCCGTCTACGTGGAATTGATGTGGTTAGTATTGTCGGAAATCATACTGCTTACTACAAAAACACTAACGAACTCAATACAATCGACTTACTACTACGAGAGTATTCTAATATTACCGTGGTTACTGAATGCACGGAACTAAATGTAGGAGGTCTTGATATACTGTTTATACCTTGGATAAACATAGAGAATGAATCTGATACCTATCGTAAAATAAAAGAAAGCAAGTGTAAGGTTGCCATGGGTCACCTAGAACTCAACGGATTCACTGCTACACACGGACACACCATGGAGCATGGTGCAGACTTTGAGTGTTACAACAAATTCAAACAAGTCTTCTCTGGTCACTACCATACTCGTTCTAACAATGGTAAAATATACTACCTAGGAAATCCGTATGAGATGTTCTGGAATGATGTGAACGATAAAAGAGGATTTCATATCTACGACACTGAGACACTAAAATTCAAGAGTATCAATAATCCTTTTCAGTTATACAAAGTCATAAACTATAGTGATACACCTAGACAACTTACAAACTTTACTGAGTACACAAATAAGATTGTCAAGGTTGTGGTAAGACAAAAGAGTAGTGAGAAAGAGTATAATAGATTCATGCAAGCACTTGATAAAGCTAGACCTGTAGATGTCAAAATTGTTGAAAGAACTGATCATTTGGTGTATGATGGTGATATAGTAGAACAGACAGAAGATACTATGACACTCCTTACGAAATATATTGATGATCTAGAAACTGACTTGGATAGGTCTAGAATAAAGAAAGTGATTAGTGAGACCTACTCGGAGGCGTTGGAGTGCATATAATCACAGTCAAAGGTATGTCACAGGAGGGTGCATACGCAGTCATCAATGAGTATGGCGAGAAGGTGGTCTTTATGTTTGAAGAAAAAGATGACGCTGAGAGATATGCCATGCAGTTGATGGAGCAAGGAGATCCTGACATGGTTGTTATTTCAATCAAAGACCATGTAGCATTTGCTGCTTGCGAAAGAACTGGCACAAGGTATACTGTAATAGGCAAAGATGATTTAGTTATTCCACCACCAAAAGATGATTGAATTCAAAACTATAAAATATAAAAATTTTCTATCATCAGGAAATTATTTCACTACCATACCACTCAATACTCACAAGGATACATTGATTGTAGGTAATAATGGTTCGGGTAAGAGCACCCTGCTTGACGCTTTGACATTCTCTTTGTTCGGTAAACCATTTAGAAAGATAAGCAAGACACAACTTATCAATAGTATCAATGAGAGAGATGCAAGAGTTGAGATACAATTTTCTATATCCAATGTAGATTATGAGGTTATTCGTGGTATCAAACCAAATATATTTGAGATTTATAAAAATGGAAAAAAACTCAATGAAGACTCTTCTGCTAACGATCAACAGAAGTATTTGGAAGGACAAGTACTCAAACTCAACTACAAATCTTTCACTCAAATTGTTATACTTGGCAGTGCTTCTTTCGTTCCCTTTATGCAACTTAGTGCTCCACATCGCAGGGAGGTCATAGAAGACCTTCTAGACATCAAGGTGTTTTCTAGTATGTCAGATATACTCAAAGAGAAACTGAAGGGTTGTCGTGACCGTATCAGGGTCTTGGAGTTGAAGAAAGAATCTGTTGCAGATAAAATAGTAATGCAAAAAAGATTTATCAAACAAATAGAGGAGGAAGGGGAAAGTGACATCAATAAAAAGAGACAGAAAATTATTGATTGTGAAGAACAATTTACCAACTATCAAAAACGTGTTGAGACTCTCATCACTGGAGTCAGTGAAAAAGAAAATGAGATGGCAGAGTATCTTACAGCAGGTGATACTGTAAAGAAGTTAGAAAAATATAGAGACAAAGTAAATTTCAAAAGACAGGATGCTAGTAGTGAACTAGGGTTCTGGAACAACAATACGGTTTGCCCTAAATGTACACAGTCTATAAAAGAATCATTTCGCCTAGATAAGATTGGCAAACTCGAAGAAGACATCGCCAAATACAGGGCGAACGTACAGGAACTAGAGGAAGCAGTCAGTGCTGAAGAGCAAAGATATGCTAAGTTCTTAGGTTTTCAACAAGAGATTACTAAACTCAATAATGAGATTTCTCAACAAAACATTCACTTATCTACAACAACAAAACTCAGAA